TAAATCCTTGTGATGCATTTAGAGTCTTACCAGATGCAAGTGAGACTGTGTTACCTGTCTCTGCGGTGATTGTGTTAACTGCTAAAGTACTCATTGTGCAATCTCCAAAAGTGTAATTGTTTGGTTTTGAAATGTGCCTGGAGTTTCAACTTGGCCACTATCTGTAGACTTAATATAAATTCTATAGTTTGTTGCACTTGTGGTTGCTGGACTATCTAAAAACATTATATTTGTACTTACTTGTAATCTACTACTGTGTCCAATTCCATATCCCATGTAAGGAGAACTGCCGTTTATAGCTAAATTAGTAGTATTATCTCTGTATACAGTTATATTTGCACCCCTGCCACCAGTATTAGTATCAACACCAGTTGCAACCAATATGAGTATTTTACTATCTACATATTTTGGAGTTATAGTTGCTTGCAAATCTGTTCCAGAATAAGAAGTACCAGACTTTACATTATTTGTATTACTTACATAATTAACTGTTTGCAAGATTGCACCAGCAGGAAGTTTTACCTTTGATGCAGCAGTTGCCCCTACGATAGTGTCTACTGTTAATGTTGATGCCATTCTTTATCCCCTATACAATTGTCAAATTACCACTAACAGTGAGAGTGATATTGTTTGCGATTGTCAACGGGCCTGCTGCAAGAGCATTGTCCGTTGATGCGATTGTTACGCTTGTATTTAATTCTTGTTCGTGAACTCTGAAAATGTGTCCTTTATTAGAAGTTGCACCACCAGTAGTTTCACCTTGAAAGTATCCACCACCAGCATCCAAGTTAGTGACTGTCTTACCAGCAAAGTCCAGTGACGAAGCAAGTTTTGCCATTGTTACTGCACCGTTTGTGATTTCAGCAGTTGTTATTGAGTTATCTGCTAAATCTTCTGCAGCGATAACATCCACTCCGATACTTCTTGATATGATTTTTCTAATTGCCATTTTCTTTTATTCCTTGTTATGCTACTTTGTATCCAAAAATGAAAGTGCCGTCTGCTCTTGCTGTTGAAGAACCATTACCATAAGTGCCAAATTGGATAGTTTTACCAACAGTAGCGTTTACTAATACTGTGTGTTGAAATCCAGTATCATTTCCACCAGCTCTGAAAGACCACAAAGTGCTTACTCCAAATGATTCTGTAATCGCACTGCCAGACATACTTCCACTCACATAAGAACCAACAGAGGGGTTTGCATATAATTGATAATGAATATGATAAACACCATCAACTGGTGCAGTGAATATACCGTTAGCAAAACATCCACCAACATCAAATCTTTCATCCCAAGTAGCATCATCTACTGACCATGCAGTATCATTATTATTTGGTAGTGTTGCGTTAGAAGCAAGTTTTACCATAAACCTTGGTTGTGCTGGATAAGCGAGTCGTCCACTACTATCAACAGTCATCGCATTAGTGCCACCAGTGTGTTGTATTTCATTTACTTTTAATGTACTTGCCATTTCGTTTTCCTAATTCTTTATACTATTTATACGTCTGTACCACTAGATGGGTCAAAAGTTTTTGCATCTTCATAGAAACTTGTAGTCTCATTGAATCCGAAATCACCGTCATCTGTATCCCAATCGGCAGGTGAAACATCTGCTGGTTTAGGTGTTGCAGAATATCTCTGTTCCCTCTTAGGTGCATTGACTGGCATATCTGTATACTGGTCAACTTGTACACTACGAATAACATTCTGTGAAGTCACAGGGCCATATAGATAATATTTTGCAGAGAAACTTAATGTGTAGATAATTGCTCTACGACTTGCAAAGTCTCCCTCATAACTATCTTCATAACTGATACTATTTAGTGTTACTGGAACATCTCTAACAATATCAAGTTCTGGTACTTCTCTTAAAGTAACTGTGTACTCTGGTTGAAAGTACGGTAAAATTTGTTCTAGAATTTGCAATGCATCATCTGAGTTTTTACTCATAATATAAAGTTCAAAATCAACATTGTATGGTACGGGCATAAACCCATGTTTCATTTGTTCTTTATCTGTGCCGTCTGCAACCTTCTTTGCTTTAACCATCTTATTAAGTTTACGAGAGGAGTCGTATGATAACCCACTAATCTCAAACCCAATACGAGGTAATGTAACCGCAACCTTTTTTGTTAGGTTAGGGTCTTGTTGTAATCTTGATAACCACTTCTTTTTTGGGCCATATGCTAATGGCACCTTCATAGTTTGTGTTACGTTACCAGAGTTATCTTTCTTAACAAGTTGAATGTTGTTAAAGATAGAACCAAATCCTACCACAACATTCTTTGTTGATTCGTTGTAAAAGTAATTTCCAATCATAATTATTTCATCCCAGCATCGCCGAACGGATTAGATTCGGAGAAGTCTAATATTGTATCCTCTTCACTATCAAATAAATCATTTTGAGCGCCTTCATCAATAGTGTCAACCCGATAAGTTTCTAGTATTATATAGGACGCTGTTGCACCCTCGACAGAATTCTCCATAACAATGTTACCCACATTGTCAACTGTTTCAGAGATAATCTTGTCGCCCAATAGAGAGTCCTCAAGTATAAGTTGTCCCTCTGAAGGTGTACCTGTTTCCAAAGCAAAGAACTCGTTGAATGTTGTTGCATTCTCTAGAGTCATTTGATGTGACAATTGGTCAAGACTATTATCTGTCTCAATTGAATCAATCGCCGCAATACCAGTATCCAATTCCTCTGAACCATATTCAAAGGTTTTGCACTTTAGTTTATATGTTGGTAGATTATGTACTTGGTAAAATGGGTCATCATGGTCAACAAAAGTGATTTCAAATAGTTTACTTCCCTTAGGCCAGTATACTAAATCACCCTCATTAGGTCTTGATGAAACAACAATGTTATTATCTACCGTAACAAATTGTTCCCACCTTCTTCTTGCAACTGTAAAGGTTGCATCGTCTTGAATGTCTAAACCAAACTTAGACATTAATTCTTTCTCGCCCTCATATCCATCTACGTTGTCAACATACATTTCTAACATATATGCATCTTCAAACTTAGATAGTGAATCTTCTCCGAATACTTTGTCCTCAACAACCATATTACGAGGAATGTAAAAACAATCCTGACCGTAAATACGCAATTGCTCTATGATTAAATCTTCATAGAGGTTCTGCTCTGGTTTTGTTCCTGTATCAAAGTATACATTTGTTGGCATAACAATTTAACCTATCATATGCATTGGAGGCAACTCATATGCCAGTTGGATTTGTTCTTCTAATTTATCAATTTGTTCTTGTGCTTGAGTATATATCTGTTCACCGTTTAGTGCAACTCCACCCAACATCTGAATACCTTGGAATTTAGAAAGGTTTGCACCCCATTGTTGCTTGATAAGTTGTGTTGCATATTTCTTTAAAAATATATCATCCCATACATCAGAGTAAGTTGCTGGGTCTAATTTACGATAACATTCAATGATGATGTAATCACCATCAACATAATCTGTTGAGAAATCTGCATCTAAGTATAATCTGTTTTGATGTTGGTTGTGACGAATTGCTGTCTCACCAACAAGAATGTGGTCTAGAAAATCTAGATGTTGCATTGTCATTTCGTAATGCATAACTGAAGTAGAACTAAAGTCATACAAGTCGTTCAGTCTTAACTGATAACGAACATCGAACATGTTTAATGCTTGTTTGTCTGTCAAAGGAAATACTTTAACAATAGACATAATTGTAGAGGGAACAGGAATCCAATTATTCTGTTCTTTCCATACAGCAGTAGTTGATGAATCAACATCTGTGACTGTTGGTAAGGTTGTATCTGTTTTTGCTCTAGCAATATCTGCATCACTCATCTGATACTTTAGATAAACTCTCTCAATACCGTCATAGTGATATTGTGAAAAATATTGTAATGCTTGGTCAATTCTATCTTCAACTTGGTCTGGGTCAACATTGATTTCAATCACAGGTTTACCCAAACTTCTAAGACAGTATTCTTTGAATGTTGCTCTTGTACTTGGTATTGCCATATCGTTATCCTAATGCAATCGCAAACGTAATTCCGTTATTGACTGCTTTTGTTGTTACTTCTGCTTTTGAATCTACATCCAATGCTGTTCTGGCACCTGCTTCTGTTACCGCACCTGTTCCACCATCCGAAATAGGGATAAAGTCTGACGCAACAAATTCTGCAAGTCCTGTAACATTACTACCTGTAAATGTTGCTTTAATCGGTGTTTTCGCTGCCATCTCTTATCCTTAACTCATTACAAGTGTAGTAACACTAGAACCATCTTCTTTCGTAAAAGGTATATATAAACTTGATACCGCTGACGAAAGTGTTCCTGCCGTAACACTCATATTTAAACTTGTTGATGTCCCATCTTCTTTCGTAAAAGGAATTCCAGTTGGTGTTCCAATTGTGATTGTGTCAGATGACGCATTCGTTGTTATACTATTTAGTCCTGCCGCAACTAGAGTTAATGTGTCCGTAGAACTATCTGCTTGTACAGTAGATTGTCCACTTACTGCAAAATTAGTAAATGCATTACCAGAACCACCGCCACCACCAGATTGATTAACCCACGCATAGTCAGAACCATTCCAAGAAAGAACTTGGTTAGTTGATGCAGTAGATTGATTTAGATGTGTGTCGATTCTTGCATCTGTGAAATAAAGGTTACTAGAACCTTCTGTTACATTATCTGTAGTTCCACCGATACCACTTAATGTTGGGGGAGTGTATGTAAAGACACCACTTGAATTATTATATGCAAGTCCACCATCACCAGAAGCAGTTGCTTCTGAACCAACACTTATATCAGTAAGTGCGATACCACCACTACCGCCACCAGCGATTGTGATAGTTTTTGTAGAACCTGTTCCAGATGCGACAACTCCAGAACCAACAAAATTGATTGTGGATGCAGATGTTGATAATGCAGAACCTTCATCTTGTACAGTAATCTGTCCACCAACTGTTCCAGGCTCCCATTGAGAACCATCCCAAACAAGTGCTTGTCCAGAAGATGGAGATGCAGTTGTTGTATCAACATCACTAAGTGCATTAATTGAAGAAGCAGCAATTCGTGTGTCTGCACGACCATCTGCTCTTGTGTTTGTAAAATAAAGATTAGAACCTTCTGATAAATCTCCAGTATCTTTAGAAGATAAATCTAAGTTTGCACCAGTTTGTAAATTTACTCTTGCATCTGCTCTTGCATCTGTATAATAAAGATTACTGCCTTCACCCAAGTCACCAGTATCAAGTCCAGTTAGGTTTCTTGTTCCGATAACAACTTGGTTTCCCATATAACCATGTGCAGAACACTGGTAATGTAAAACTGAGGGAGTTGTATCTGAAACAACTATCTGAGTATATGCACCAGAACTGCCAGGCGTACCAGATGTTGTTACGCCAGTAGTAAAAGAAGTTGTTTTGTTTGCTTCGTAATAAAAACGAAGAGGGTGTCCAGAGTTAGATGAATCTGCTTGGTCAAATTTGTATGTATTGCCTGGCACCAATTCAATCGTAGGAGAGAATGAACCATCAATCTTATAACCACTTGACGAACCAGTTCCATTATATCTGTGTTTATTTGTTTTTGTAGCAACCGTAACTACATGTTCAACCGTTGCACTTTCATGTCGCTTGCCGCCTGCTTCACCAATAGTAATAATCTTACTATTACTATCACGAACAAAGATTCTTTGGTCGAGAGCATTAATCGCAACCTCGCCCGCTACTAAATCACTAGTAGAGGGTTTGGATAATGCGGTTTCACTTTTTTTAAGTTTTATTACGGTTGACATATTGTAACCCTATCCTTTATGAATAAGTGCCACCATCAATACCAGTAACGGTAACTGCTCCACTTGAAACTGTAAAGTTTGCAGTTGCAAAAGATGCTACACCTTTATTGGTTGCAGTAGCAAGTTCTGCATCTACTGTGAATGTATTGTTTGAATCATCGTAGGTTAAATCAATACCCTCACCAGCAACAAACAATGCGTTGATTCTGTCATCAACTCTTTCATCTGTGTAGAATAAGTTTCCGTTCTCTGCAAAATCACCAGTGTCCAGTGTGAGTGAACCACCTAGTGCAAGAGCAGTTGAATTGATAGTAACAGAACTATTTGCTAGTTTTGCATTTGCAATTGAACCACCCAACATTGCATTAGTGATACCAAGTGCTTTAACTTGCAATGCATCACCAGATACTTCAATTGAACTATCGTCTACTTCTACGTCAATTGTGTTACCAGTTTTAGACAAGGCAGCACCAGCTGCGATTTGTCCAGCACCAGAGAACTGTTCAAATGTAATATTTGTAGTTCCAAGTGTCGGTGTTCCATTGTGAGATGCAACATAACCATTGTCTGCGTTTGCAGTACCTTCTTCTACGAAAGTAAATGCACCACCTGTTACTTCAGATGCTTCATCAGCATCTGGTGTTCTTGTAAGAACAAATGCTGCTCCACCAGAACCAACAGTTGTTACTTTATAGAAACCGTTTTGTGTTGCAGTTGTTTGGTCTTTAACAAGTACTCTATCATTTGTAGTAAGCGATACACCGTCAATTGAAATTGCACCGTTTGAGGATGCAGTAATTGTACCAGCACTATTATTGTATGTTCCAGCAAGGTTTGCTGTAGTAGCAACTCTTACTGATGCTTTAACATCAAGTCCATTTGCAACACTATCAACATATGTTTTGTTAACAAGTGATTGTGAACCAAAACCAGAACGTCCTTCATATCCAGATGGAACAACAACTGTTCCTGTTCCGTTTGGTGTTAGGTTGATATCGCCATTAGAGTTTGTAGATGAAACCGTGTTACCATCTAAGGTAAGGTTGTCTACATCTACAGAAGTCAATCCGTTCAAGTCTGTGATTGTACCACCAAGTGATGTATCATCAGAACCGATTGTAATACCATCGTTGACAAGTTGAGCATTTGATACTCCACCTGCTTTAATAGTTACTGCACCAGATGATACTGCAAAGTCTGCTGTTGCAAAAGATGCTACACCTTTATTAGAGGTTGTTGCATCTTCACCAGCGACAGTGATTGTCGTACCAGAGTGAGTAACATCCATTCCTTCTCCACCAAGGATTGAGAACCCATGTGAAGATGGTGTCATTGCACCAGAATCAGATGTTACTGTTTTAACAACAGCATCATTTAATGTAACCGCACCACTTGCTACACCAAAGTCGCCACTGTCAAATGACGCAATACCTTTATTAGAGGCTGTTGCATCTTCACCAGCAATGGTAGTTGTTCCAGCTGCATCGTCATAAGTAACATCAATACCTTCACCAGCGGTTACAGAACCACCAGAGATATCTTCAATAAATTCTTGAAGTGATGTACTTGCATCTGTGTAAATGTTTGTGATAATGGATTTACCAGTACCATTCGGAGTTACAGTGATGTCGCCATTTGTATCCGTTGAAGTGATTGCGTTACCATCAAGTTTGAGGTTATCTACAAACCACTCATTAATTTTTTTGTTTGAGTCCACCAGTACTGCTGTACTTGCAGTAAGAGTACCGTGTGCGTGATCCATCAAGTCGGTGTAATATTTACCACCAATCTTTAATGGAGTATTTGAATTCGATGTTGGGTCACCGATAAACAGTCTGCCACCATTGCCGCCTGCATCTGTGTCAGTTGAACCAGTATCGTAGATGTACGAAAACTCGCCTTGTTCTAACGTAGATGGTAGATTTGCCGTAGTGGTACGTTTGATTTGAATAATTGTTGACATTATTTTTCTACCTTGTTAAGTTTATATTAAAAAGTTCCACCGTTCAGACGTATTGTGCCTGTATCAGTTTCTACTACATTCGTTATAACAAATTTCTCAGTTCCACCATCATATTGAATCAATGCTCCATCCGAAACAGATGATGCGTCAACATCTGATAGTTCTGCAAGAGTACCACCAGCCGCTCCAGAATCGCCCTTAGGGCCTGGAACTGTTACACGAGTTACTTGGGGTTGGTTTCCTTGAGAGACCGACCCTTGTATTGTACTTGATGTGTTTATTTTTGCACTAATCGACATCTATCTTAACTCCTAGATACGCTTGGGTTAACAGTAGCAATACCTTCAACAACCCTTGTTTTATCGCCAGAAACACCAGTGATGAGTAAATCATACACATAACGTCCCGACTCAAGAGCTGCAGTCTGAGTATCAGTTAAAGAAAGAGTGATTTTGCCAGTTGTTCTGTCTGAATCGAATGTGGCAGTGAAACCAGTTGCAGAGGTAGATTCGTATGTTTTGCGAATCTGTGCAAGTGCAGTGTAACTAGTTAAGTCCAGTGCTGAACCATTGCTGTCTGATATAGTTACATCTGTACTAAAATCAGCATGTTGGTTTATGAATATATTTGAAATTGTCGCCATCTGTACACATTCTCCTTCTTCCTTCTATTTATAAGGATTATGTATTAGATGTTGAAAAGAATATTCTCCGAAGAGGGTTTTGATATTT